TAGTCATATCCCGAATCGCTGCGGTAGGCGTAGTCAACTGCACGCCTGCAGGCTCGCTCAGGTAGCCGCCGTACTGGCCTACAGCGGTATCTCGGCCCAGGTAGTGACTGCGCGCAATGCCGGTTGCGACAGGCGCCCACAGGCCGCTTGCGAGCTTGCAGTAGTTGTTGGCCGAGGCGCGGGTGAAGGTGCCGACTGCCGAGCCAGCCGCAATTACGGGAACCGTGTTGACGATGCCGTTGCCGAGGTCGTTCAACGGCAGCAAGAACGAGGGAATGCCGATAGCGCCAGCGCCGCCAGCCTCAGAATCACTCAACCGAGTAAATATCTCGCCCCGGCGATCCGGCGCAACAAATTCCTTTGGGAACCCTGCGCGCATTAAGAGTACCAAGCCGCCGTCATCAGTCCGCCTGCAATCGAAATGACGCTCAAGGTTTGCACGCCGTACAGTTCGTAGCCGATAGGGTTCAACTCGCTTGCCGTGCCATCGGTCACGTCCGCCGGAACCGTTGCGACGCCATTCTTGACCGCGGCAAAGTCCGATGTTGAGGACAGAATCACGCAATTGGCGCCAGCCGGAGGCGTTAGCGTTTCGGCGACACCTGCGGCAAGCGAGCGCGAAGTGATAAAGTCTGACGGCGGGCGCAGGATGTACTGGCGCAGAAAGTTAGGCAGTTTGACCATTGGAGTTCCTTTCGGTTACGGCTCTGATACCAGCTTGCGTCCGTTATTCACATCATCGGCAATAACCACTCCTGGAACAAAACACAGCGCCTCGGCCACGTTATCGCCCTGCTGCGTTGTTACCTGCACCACGCAACCGCCTGGGACTTGCATCGCTTTGCAGCTTTTCATCCAGCCTTCGGCCTGACTGCTCGCCTTGCAAAGCAATCGGAACATATCGCCGTTGCCGACAACCTTTACATCGGGCACATTCACCCGAGTTCCGCTTATATCGCTGTTGTGCAGAGTCTTCGCGCTATCCGGCATGATTGCCTCCTTTCAGATTGCCGTGATTCCGTCACGGCGCGGTATTTGCGCCCGGCTTAGCGCCATTCGGTTTCGCCTTTGCCGCCTTGTCCGCAACAGCGAGCTTTGACCCGGCCGTAATCTCAGCCACGCGGATTCTGGTGTGCGCTTCGAGCGCTGCTTTCCAAGCTTCAAACGCTTCACCTTTCTCGCCATTCAGCCCCTCTGCGGCGGCGTTCGCGGCCTCGATTTCGATGCGCTGCTGTTCGTGCAACAGATCGACCTGCGCCTTCATGTGCGCCGTTTGGGCTTCCTGCGCACCCTTCGCGGCATTGTGCGGCACAGACTGCGCCTCGGCCTGCGCCCGCAGCAAGTCCGCCTGCGCCGTCATGGTCTTGGCCTTCGCTTCCTCGATTGCGGCAGCCAGCTTCATCTGCTCGGCTTGCTGGCGCTGCGGTTCAAGCTGCTGCTCATTCAAGACCTGTTGCTGCTTCATCGCGTTCAACTGCTGGCCTGCGATATCGGCCTTCTTTAGCGTCTCCTGCGCCTGTTGCAATTGCTCTTGCATCTGGGCGATCATCTGCCCGGCTTGCGCGGCTGGAATCGGCCCCTGCGGCGTCTGGATCACGGGTTCGTCGGGCTCGCCCTTCTGCGGCCCGCGGATCTGCGGCGGGATCGTCTTGGCGATGCGCTCGGCCATTTCGTCGGCGCCGGGCCAGTCTTGATTCTTCACGTACAGATCGCCTATCACGTTCCACAAGCCCGGATTCTTCGCCATGTTCTCGGCCATGCCGTCAGCGGCTTCCTGGCGCAGCGTGCTGTAGCTCGGCCCGCTCGATACCGTCGTGTCGTACTCCCCGCCCGTCATGTCGTTCAAGATTCGCGTGATCGCTTGCCCGGTCTCGTCCTGCTCAACCTGCGGCGTGTTGATCGGCGCGTGCCCAATCGTACCGTCCTCATTCATGATCTTCGCTGCGCCTTGCCAGTCGTAATAGTACGGGATCATGTAGTTGAGACAGCGCGCGGCTTGCCTGATCGCCCTCATCAATCCATCCATGTAATGAAACGACGCCATTTCTCCCTGACTCTGCTGGCGCTGCTCCTGGATGCCGGATTTCGCCGTACCCGCTGCGCCAAGTCGCCCTTGGAATGTGCCTGTAAAAACTCCGGTTGTTTGTTTTACATTGTCGCCAGCATGCATCGCCAACGCGAGGAACCCGACAGGAATATCCGCCATCGGCTGACGCTGCGGCGCGGGAACAATATGCCCATCAACCGTCGTCGGCTTGTAGAGCACGTACGGCAGAATTGAGCTCGCCACGGCGCCCCATTCGTCCTCGTGGCCTTCCTCTTGCCCTTCTGCCATCACCCACGGCGATTTGCTGCGCGCGGACACTTCCTCCGTTGCCACGGTCATGAACACGTTATAACTTTGCGCTGGCCCCTTTGCATTGCGAATCATCCCGCTGCGCGTGACCTTGCCTTCGATGTCGATTTCGTCGCCGTAGACTGGGAATACCGGAATCCACTTGCACTTGATCTCGGTCTTTTCCAGAATATCGACGGCAGTGATTTTGTGCCACATCACACGGCAGCGCGTGCCCGGCCGCTCTTTCTCGATCGTCACGCCCGGCGGCAACTCAAGCAAGTCGTCCTTAAAGCCGCTCTCGCCATTCGATAGCAGCACCACCGTCGCGGCCGTCTTTTCGATCCGGTAGTATTCGCAGATCAGCACATTGTCCATGCTGCCCCATGCGCTGTAGCCGGATGCGCCGTTAAATAGCGACGCATCGCATGCTTTCGCTTTCGGAAACTGCCGCTTGAATTCCTTGCGATCGATCAGCGACTCGATGAAGCACCATTGCATGCCGCTGCCGTCTGGTTCCGTATTCAGCGGATCGATCTTCACGCTGAGCGCATTACGTATGCGCTTGAAGCACAGCTTTTGATTGAAGGTTTTGTCGTCATAGTATTCCGGCACAAGGCGAAAATATCCGAAGCCAATTCCGGCCGCGCTGTTGACTGCGGTGTCATACGCTGCATCAGCATTCGATTCGTACTCAATGTGCCGGATCATCCCTTGGCGCACCTTCGCGGTGTCGTCATCGGCTGAGTCGCCGACAGGATGTACCTTGATCGACGGCGTATTCTGCCGCTGATCGTTCGTGACTTGATGCAGGTACGTGGGCAGCGAATTGACCGTAATCATCGGCCGGCGCGCGATCGTGCGCTGCTGCACCGCGATGGGATCCCACTGATTCGTTCCGCCCTTCAAGAAAAGCAGATCGTCGCGCGCGTCTACGCGGTTCTCGCTTTCGGCTGCTTCGGCGATGGCGTAGCGTTCGCGCGCTTCCTCTAAAATTTCCTCGTCCGACTGCTCGCCCGCATCCGGCAAATCTTCGGCGTCGGGTTCGTTTGTGCTATAGGCCATTTGCCCGCCACCATTTCAGCCATGCGTTGATTTTGGCCTCTTCTCCGCTCCAAAACTCTACGGCGGCAATTGATTTCGGATGTACATCGTAAATTCCCAAGCAGTCAGAGTGTAAAGCGACAAAACCGCGCCCATTCGGCGGGGCATTGCGCAACGAAAGCTTGTCTCCCCTACGCCAGCCAAGCGGAACGAATTCAATCTCAAATTCGCTAGCCATGCGCGATTCTCACTACACGCTCGGGCCGGCGCGCGTTGGCGGTCTGAACTGCCAAAGCGAAATGCCGCGCGCGAGCACGTTGACTCTTGTCCACATTAATCGTCGGCACGCGCGCAAGCAAGCACGGCTGCGCCTGAATCTCCACGAAACCGAATTTAGCGTACCACCGGCGCAACCGCTCTATCGTCAGACCGGGCGCGAATACTTCCGGCTTCACGATAAGCGCGAGCCACGCCTGATCCGCTTCGCGACATGTAGCCCAAACAAGCGCAGTCGCGTCGCCGCGTCCTTGAGCGGAGGACTGCACCGAAACGAGTTCGCGGCAAGTTTCCCAAAACTCAACCGGGAACCCGGTCGGGATCGCCACCCGCAGCGAAGCCGATTTGTGCGTGCGTTTGCCGGGGGTCATTCGCTCAGCGCCCATTCGACAATAGCGCAAAGAATGAATATCAGTCCGCACACGATTACAATTTCCGCAAGCATCACGTCATCCATGATCCGCCCACAATCGTGCGCTGCTCAAGCGGCTTTTTCTCTCGGCGCGGCGCGACTACGCCGGGGAATAGTTCCGTGAGCATCCATATCAGCGCGTCACCCCTGTTCGGGCTGCGATCGCCCAGGTAGCCAACGGTGCTGAATCCGCTCAGTTCGTCCTCAAGCTCGCGGAAATATCCGACATGCCGGCACTTTCCGGTTTCGTAGAGCGCGGATATCGGCTCGGCCCGCACCACCTTGCCCCGCGTGGCCGTGACCGCCTTGTAGGGCAACCTGCGCGATCCCTGCGCGCGGCGCGCGGTCTGTATCGTCGCCTCGACCATCGCCCCGCCGTAGTTCACTTCGCCGACAATCATATCCCCCGCATGCCGGTCGAATGCGTCCACGGCAACTTTGCCCCAGGTCGCGGGCCCCGCCTTGACAGTGCAGTCCTCCAGCACATAGGCATTTCCATCCGTGCCGAGGGCGCCCACGACGATTCCAATTGCATCGTTGTCAGCATTGTCCATGTCGCCAGAGCCGGACGGATCGACTCCCACCACCACGCGCACGAAGTCCGGCAGATCGCCGTCGAGCACGCGCCATTTCTCGATCGTCTCCTCGGAGAATAACTGATTCGGCGTCGCGTCGGCGAATTCGCCGGCAAGGAAACGTTTTTTCAGCCGCGGCGAGAGTGCGTTGAGCGTCGCCATGTATTCCGCAGGCAGATTTTCCGCGTTGTCCTGCGGGTTCATTTGCATGCAGGCGTAATCGTCCGGATGCGAGAGGGGCAGGCGCGTATCTGGGTTGATTTTCTGGATGAATAACTTGTACGCCCAATGCGCCTTGCTTGGCGGATTGCAATCGTACAAGGCCCTGGGCTTGAGCATTGTCGGCGCCCTGTTCGTCATGTGCTGTTCCACAAGTTGCGCCAAGCGCGTCGTCGCGGTCTCGCGCGCTGCGAATGGACTTTGCGAGCACTCGTTGAAGAACAGCGTCGCGTGGTCCTGCCCCAAAATTTTGTCCACGCGATCTTTGTCATCCAATCCACCAAACCAGATTTGGGACTTGCCGATCTGCGCTATCAGGTTCCCGCCGACGTGATACGGCACGTCCGGGTAAGCGAGCGCCATCACACGCGGGAATGTTTGCTGCACCACGCTCGATACGCAATGCGACAAGCGGAAACGCAGCACCGCATGAGTTGATCCCGGCGCCTTCAACGCGCGCATGACGATGTTGCGCATCAAGAGAAAAGTTTTTGCACTGCGGCTGCCTCCGTATAACAGGATGTGCGTCGCGTCGCCGGCGCAGATTGCTTGCGCCTGTTCCTGTTTCGTGGTGAGCGCAAAAGCCATCAAAGCGTCTCGTCGCGCGCCGTGGCGTTTATCACCACCTGGAACAATCCGCCATCCGCCCCGGTGATCGCCTGCGGCACCTTCCCGTCCAGCCGCTCAGCAAGCATCTGCGTCGCCCACGGTACGCCGGCCGAGGCGAGAATCAGAAGTTTGTCGGCGGCTTGGCGCACGCGCTCGCCATCATCCTGCGCGATGCATCG